ATTAGCTCACCGTTATATCTTCCATGCCGGCTGTTCTGAGACGAACTATGTGACCCAGCATATAGTTTTTAGATTCTAACCCTTTCATCACACCAAGCCACTTATTACGCAGCAAGGCCACTTCGTTGATAAGTACCTCGAAGTCAACAACTTCATCTTCGCCATCAACATATTTCTCAGCATCTCGACTGGACAAGGCGCGAGCATATCCTTCTAAGTATTTCTGGAAATGCTTGCGTCTTATCTTTTTAAGTTGAATGTTCAAATAATTCAATACAGCCTCAATCTCTTGAACCTGGTTGAATCTATGCTCAGTGATACCGGGTAGATTAGTAAGATTTCGTTCGACATGGCCCTTGATTGATGCATCATACTTGGCTGACGCTAGTTCAGCTTCGTAATATGTGATAAAGTCAGGCAATTGTGAAAGGTCTGTAGTGACCTTATTGTACCATGTCATGCGGATCCTTAATAATCATCTTCGTAAGAATCTTCTTCGTCTTCCCACTCTTCTTCTTCATCTTCGGCTTGTACTTCGTAAAACACAGTAAGAGCATCCATTACCTCAGGATCACGCTTAAATGCGGTTCTAATTTCTTCAGGTTCGAAATCATTTTCGATGAGTACATTAACCAATGTTTCAGAAGCATCGGTGATCTCAGCAGGATCGACAAAACCTCTCAATTCTTTCCAAAGTTGTACAAATGCAGTAATATCCATTTTCACTCCTCCTCGTCAGACGTATTACTTATCTGTTGACTTCTATTTTGATATTCTGACATTACGTTGTCAAGATAACAGGGTTTCATTCTTTTCTCCTTTTTAATAAAAACTTTTTGTATGGGTTATTATCCCCCTTTATAGACTCGCCGCGATTGCGTGTTTCTCTAATAGTTCCTTTTCCCGAAGAAAGATCAAAGGCTTGCCAGCCCTTGCAAGATCCTCTTCTTGGTATATAACCATGTTTAATTGCAGATTTAATAGTATTAACAGAAATTTTCATCTCCGCACAAAATGATGCTAGCCCGCCTTCGATAAAAAATTCTTCGTTACTAGGAGAAATTAATTTCCATTTTTTAGATTTATTATTATCTTTGCCTTTTCTAGAAGGCCATTTATTGGGGTAAGCCTTTCTTAATACAGACATGGTTTGAGATATTCTTTTATTAACTTCGGAATACCTACTAAATTTGTTTTTTCCACCTATATCAAGATTTACACACAACGGATCTAATAGTATTTCTTCTGTAATAAAAATAGATTCTAATGTGTTCATTTCATCATAGGAATAGCCAAATTTTAATATTTCTCTTTTTAGTTCCGTTTTACCTTTCGATTTTATATAATCTTTTATAATTCTTCCTGATCCAAAATAAGAGGAGTCAAGTGTTGAATGACTTATGATTTTATGTTGTCCGAGGTAAAATCTCCCGTCAGGGAATATAGTTTTATAAATAAAACCATACGGTTTATTCTGCATCATCACCTTCCGTCTCAGTTATCTCTTTTCTTTGTGTTTTACTCGAAAATTCTTTCATAACTAAATCCATGATATTATTTTCGTTTCGATTCCATTCTTTACGAAAATACTTATGCTGTTTTCCTGAAACATCCGTATATACATAACGGTTGCCTTCTTTCTCTATTAATTTTCTTTTTTCAAGTAAATCGAAGAATCCGCTATAGGGATCCATCCCGGTATCGTAAGGTATGCGTACTTCAATATCTTCAAAAGGCTTAGCGTATCTAGTTTTCATTATCTTGCATCCGGAGCGTATTCCTCTAACCTCAGAAACTTTATTTCCGTCTTCATCTTCTTTAAGTTTCAATTTTTTCATAGCAACTACGATAGACGATGCGTAAATAAAACCCTGTCCCCCGCTAACATTAGGATCAGGATTATAAGGGTCCTGACTTGCATACGTATGATTAGTAGCAATCAAGCCTACGTTATGAGAGCCAAACATGTTTACACAGTTTCTAACAAGTGAAGTAAGTGCTTTGGGTTTGCGACCCATATCACCTTTCATATCACCTGCTTCAAACTGATTAACGTCTGTTGGGGTAAGAATCATACCCAAAGAGTCGATGATGAAAAGAACTCGGGGCCGATCTGCGGCATCCATAGTTTTATATGACTTCATAAACTCAGAGATAGTTTTAGCAACGTCATCGATCATTGCCATATTGAGTTTAAGCAGTTTGCTTTCGTCCGTGTCAACGCCGAGACGTTTTAGCCAATCTTCATCAAGAGCATTTTCGCTATCGACTAGAACAACAAAGATACCTTGTTCTTGTGCGTATCTGGCGATGTTTCCTGAGCAGATGTAGGATTTTCCTGATCCTGACTCTCCGGCAAAGACAGTAACCTTGCCAAGAGGTACGCCTTTATTAAAATCACCGCTAATGAGATAATTGAGTGCATAATTCCCTGTACTTACCCAATCCGTTGGGTCATTAAATCCTATACTAAGTCCTTCAATGGACTTGGTAATATCTTTTCGAAATTTTGCTATGTCAAACGGGCGTGTTACCATTGTATTCTCCTGATGTTATCTTCGTACTTTTGACATTCTATCACTAAATGATATTTTGTCAAGCAGATCAGGGCAGTGATCTGCCATATTTTCTAGTTCGTAATCTGTTGGGTAGTGCCTAAGAGCATGTCTAGCCCTATCCCTAACTATGCTAGGGACTCTGGGTGTTTTTCCTGGATCACACAATTCCTCTAGTAGTTTCTTACCGAACTTTATTGCCCTAAACCTTTCATCTGGTAAAGTCATGGTAGTTCTCCTGTAAAGAATTGGGGGAGATTAGCTCCCCCAATTTAGCTTCAAGCTTTTTGCTGCCTAGCGCGAATCATAGCAAGAATATCTTGCGTCTTATCGCTGGCTGCTACTTTGGGGATTACCACAGGTTCAGATGCATATTCTTCATCTTGGGGTACAGATTTAGAAGAAACAGTTTCTTCTTGAACCGGAGCTGCATAGTTGGAGCTAGAGTTAGAGCCACTAGGAGCATCAATGCCATATGGACGATAGTATGTACCCCACTTTTCAGTGTCATACGGACTACCATCTACCGAAGCTTCAAACATTTCTTTAATCACACGAAGTTCAGCTTCGCTGGGCTTCTTGGGCAAGAAGTCGGCCAAGTTGAAAAGACCATGTGCTTCGATAGCAGCCTGTTCTGCTTCAGTGAGTGGTGATTCTTTACGTGCCCAATTAGAAGTGTTATAATCGGCATATTCACCTTTCTTAGTCTTACGGATGTTTAAATCAAGACCGCGCATGTAGTCAGTGGGCAGTTCTTCGATTTCAGTATCCATGAGTGAAGATTTGATGATCGTAAAGATTTGGGGAGAGATTACAAATCTACGAATTGGATTTGTAGGGGTAGAATCATCTCCGAGTGGGTTTTGACGCACGAACCCTTGAAAAAGATACGAACGCTTCTTCCAGTATTTGTTAGCCAAATCTTTCAGAGTTTCATCTTTGTACCAAGGACGAACTTCTGCGAGTACCGGACAGGTTTCACCATACATTTCCATGCACGGAACTTGTACTTCTACACGCTTCTTTTCAGTGTTATTTTTAACGCCGTTAAACGGAAGTTTAATGATCTGACGTTCTACCCAAAAGTAAGGATTATCAGATTTACCGTCTGGAATGAAGCGAACAGTAGCAGTTGTACCTTCGTCCATGTTCCAGTGTGGGTAGATTGAGTTATCAGATTGAGTGCGTTGACCGCTTGATGAGTTTTTGTTTTCTTGTGCCGACAGACGGGCACGGATTTCTTGAAGTGAGGCCATGATATTTCTCCTATAAATTAAGATGGTCTTTGTTGAGCCTAAGTGTTAATTCGCCATCTCCCTATGAGATGACTAACTAATACAATACAAGTATATGATACTATCGGTGTACTAGTCAATAAATATTTATGCCGGTTTAACCAAACCGCATATTTTTAGTGAGTTTTTGGTTATCTTCCCAAAGTTTTTAATGCGGTGAAGATATATTTGATAGCGATTTCTTTGTTGGCATCTCCCAAAGCAGTTAAGGTATTCTTAAGTTCTAATAATAAGGTTTCAGCATCATCTGTAGTAAGTGCGCCTTCACTAAGTTGTTGCTTGATAGTTTCTACTTGGGTTTTAATTTCTTCAGCTATATCGGACATTATCTAGTGCTCCATGCTTTGTCTACGATCTTTAAACGTGTTTTGGCTATTTTCAGATAATTCTCACAAAGGATTTTTCCTTTACCTTTTGCTGAGTTCAAGTTTTTCTCTGCTACTGCTACGTTTTCAGATTGAGGGTCGTTTCTAAATTCAGTATATGCAGTCAGTCGTTTAGCGTCATACAGTGCAATATCCCAAGTTTTTTCAGTTGACGTTACACAATCCAAATCATTTACTTCTAATGTAAGATCAACTAACAAACTACCCATAGCAGGATCATAATCTTTGGGTATGAACTTAGTTAGACTGCTCATTGTAGAGCAGCCCACTAATGTTACCAATGTTAGTATGATTGCTACCCTTTTCATAGTATTACCTAATGTGCTTAATAAGCGTTTGTAGTCGCTTTAGATCAGGATCAGTACTTTCATTGCCTACTAACTTACCGTCGAATGGATGTTTATGTTGCGGGCTACCTAATACCGGTGATATATTTTTAGCTTTTTCAGTTGGTCCTAATTGACCTGCTGCTTTCTGTTGAGCATTAAGTCCTTCATAAGTTTCACCTTCTTGGCTTTTAGGTTCTTGAACATTCTTAAAACCATATCTATTAAGAAGAACCATTGTTGGACCTGTTCTACCTGATCCTAATGTTACAGATAGATTGTCTAGGTCTATTTTAGCCTGTTCATCACCTTGCTCGGCTCGTCTTTTTATTTCTTGTACCAATGGCGTCTGTTCTAAATAATGCATTTCTATAGCACCGGGTAAACCTAAAGCACCTACTATTGCTGTAGCTAATCCTACTTTCTTTAGAAAATCCATTACACCTTCATCTATCTGATCACCTTGATCTTTATCATCTTTTGAAGAAGTTTTTTCTTTCTCTTTAGCAGCGCGGGCAGCCATTGCTCTTTCGTGAGCATCTAGATCCATGTATTCTCTTTCGAGACCAGTGTCATATCCATATTTTCTAGCTCTTCTTCTTTCTATGTAAGAGTCTTCATCCCGCGATTCCACCACACCTTTCTTATGCGGGTTAAGACTTTCCATTTC